CCAATACTAGCAGAGAATAATAAACCTAGACTTTTATACTATTTAAGGCGTAGAGGTTATAGAGGTTATTCTATGAACAGACCTGATAGAAGTTGGAATAAACTATCTACTACAGAAAAAGAGATTGGTGGAATACCTAACTCTAGTGAAGACATTAGACAAGCTCATGCAGCTGCTATTGAAATGTATATACAAGAACATGTTGGTTTAAAAACCAATGGTAATTATGGTAACATGTATTTTAATAGAACACTAAATGACTGGTCAAAGTTTGATTTAAATAATAGAACAAAGTTTGATGCAGCAATAAGTTCTGGTTTAGCAGTTATGGCTTGTAATAGAAATTTATATGCACCTAATATTAAGAAAGAAAAACAAAACATAAATATTAGTTTCTCAAGATACGAGAATCAAGGAAGCTTTTCAAAAATAATAAAATAGAAATATGGCTGAATCAATTACTAAAAACTATTTTCCTAGCCAAGTCGTAAGTGACTTAGAAAAAATAACGCCTCAATATGGTTTGAAGGTTGCTAAAGCTATTGAAAGCGAATGGTTTGACAAAGATGCTGGAGCTAACAGATATAAAAGTAACGAGCTTACTTTTCATAGATTAAGGTTATATGCTAGAGGCGAGCAATCAATACAAAAATATAAAGATGAGTTATCTATAAATGGTGATTTATCTTATCTTAATTTAGACTGGAAACCAGTACCTATTATACCTAAGTTTGTTGATATAGTTGTTAATGGTATATCTGAAAGAACTTATGATGTTAAAGCTTATACTCAAGATCCATATGGAGTTAGTAAAAGAACTGAATATATGGAAAGTATTATTGCTGACATGAGAACAAAAGAGTTAAATGAATATACTAAGCAAGCATTTGGTATAGACATGTCTAACACACCTGAAGACGAGTTACCAGACTCACAGGAAGAACTAGAACTGCACATGCAACTTAGCTATAAGCAAGCAGTTGAAATAGCAGAAGAGCAAGCTATAAATACAATATTTGAAGGAAATAAATATGAATTAATTAGAAAAAGAGTTAATTATGATTTAACTGTTTTAGGTATAGGTGCTGTTAAAAATACATTTTCTAAATCAGAAGGAGTTAAAGTAGAATATGTAGATCCTACTAATTTAATTTATTCTTATACTGAATCACCATATTTTGATGATATATATTATGTAGGTGAAGTTAAAATAATACCAGTTAATGAGTTAAAAAAACAATTTCCAGATTTAACAAATGCTGATCTTGAAGATATTATAAAGCAACCACATCCTAATAGTAATGGTTATGGTAAATCTAATTATGATGACGTTGATAATAATCAAGTAGAAGTACTATACTTTAATTATAAAACTTATATGAATGAGGTTTATAAGATAAAGCAAACAGCAACTGGTGCTAGTAAAATATTAATCAAAGATGATTCTTTTAATCCACCAACTACTGTGTTGGACGATAAGTTTGAGAAAGTTTCTAAATCAATAGAGGTATTATATGAAGGAGTTTTAATAACAGGTACTAAAAAGTTATTAAAATGGGAGTTGGCTAAAAATATGATGAGGCCAAAGAGTGATTATACTAAAGTTAAAATGAATTACTCTATTGTAGCTCCACGTATGTACAAAGGTCGTATTGAGTCATTAGTAAGTAGAATAACAGGCTTTGCTGATATGATTCAATTAACTCATTTAAAGTTGCAGCAAGTAATGTCTAGAATGATACCTGATGGTGTTTATTTAGATGCTGATGGTATATCTGAAGTAGATCTTGGTAATGGTACAAATTATAATCCACAAGAAGCATTAAACATGTTTTTTCAAACTGGTAGTATTATAGGTAGATCGTTAACATCTGACGGTGATATGAATCCAGGTAAAGTACCTATACAAGAAATAGCTAGTGGTAATGGTGGAGCTAAAATGCAAAGCTTAATAGCTAATTATAATTATTATCTTCAAATGATAAGAGATGTTACGGGCTTAAATGAAGCAAGAGATGCTAGCACACCTGATAAACATGCTTTAGTAGGTATACAAAAAATAGCAGCAGCAAATTCTAATACAGCAACAAGACATATATTACAATCAGGTTTGTTTTTAACAGCTGAACAAGCAGAGTGTATATCTCTTAGAATATCTGATATAATAGAGTATGCACCAACAAGAGATGCTTTTATACAAAGTATAGGTGTTCATAATGTATCTACACTTAGCGAATTAACTAATTTACATTTACACGACTTTGGTATATTTATAGATTTAGCACCAGATGAAGAAGAAAAACAAATGCTAGAGAATAATATACAAGCAGCTGTAGCTCAAAAAGGTATAGATCTTGAAGATGCTATTGATCTTAGAGAAATAAAAAATGTAAAGTTAGCTAATCAATTACTTAAGCTTAGAAGAAAGAAAAAGTTGCAAAAAGATCAAATGATGCAACAACAAAACATACAAGCTCAAGCTCAAGCAAATGCTCAAGCACAACAAGTTGCAGCTCAAGCTGAAGTTCAAAAACAACAAGCTTTAGCTCAAACAGAAATACAAATAGAGCAAGTTAAGTCTCAAATGGATAATCAAAAAATGACTCAAGAAGTTGAACTTAAAAAACAATTGATGCAATTTGAATTTGATTTAAATATGAAGCTAAAACAAATGGACTTGCAAAGCATTAATCAAAAAGAAAAGTACAAAGAAGATCGTAAAGATCAAAGAACTAAAATACAAGCAAGTCAACAATCTGAATTGATTGATCAAAGAAAAAACGAGAAACCACCTAAAAATTTTGAATCATCAGGTAATGATATATTAAGTGGTAACTTTAATTTAGGTTCGTTTGATCCTAAGTAATTATTTTTAATTTTTTATATTATATTATATTATGGCTAAAAAAACAAAAGAAGAAGTTGTTGAAAATACAACTGAGGAAAAAGTTGAATCAACTGAAGAAAAAGTTGAGACAAAAAAAAGTGATGACAAAATCAGAATAAAAAAACCTAAATTCAGTAAAAATACAGACGAAGTTATTAAAGTAGATCTTCGTAATGTTAATAAATCTGAAGAAGAGGTGATTACTAAAGAAGAAGAAAAAGTAGAAAAAGAAGATGCCGTTCAAGAGTCAAAAACAGAGGAATTATCTGTGGGCGACAAATCCACAACTAGCGAGACAGTGGGAGAACAAGACTCCCAAAGCGAAGTCAAACAAGAAGATAAAGAACAAGTTTCCAAGGATGAGCAAGAGAGCGTTCTCGAGGAAATAACTGAAGAAGAGGTTGTTGAGAAGAAAACAGAAGAATTAATTGAAGAAGTTAAAGAAGCTGTAGAAGAACAGAAAGAAACAGGAGTTGAATTACCTGAAAATATACAAAAGGTAGTTGACTTTATGAATGACACTGGAGGATCACTAGAAGAATATGTAAGATTAAATCAAGATTATACTTCACTAGATGATAGACAGTTGTTAAGAGAATTTTATAGGTCTACAAAACCTCACTTATCAAGTGATGAAATAGACTTCTTAATGGAAGATTCATTTTC